GTTTGTTGTGCAATTTGGATTGAACCAGCAACGGTTTGGCGGCTCACCGTGGATGCGCTAAGCGTCATCGTCTGTGAAGTAACAGCCGTTCCCTGTGTGCTCTGTACACCTGCCGCTGTGTGCTGTGAAATCACTGGGCGAGTAAACGAAATTCCTGAACCTTGTGGCATCGCGCGTGTGCCAAATGCGGCAACTACGGGACGATATTGAAGGTTAATATTTTGGAACACAGGCCCGAGCACTGGAACAGGTAGCAAACCTGGGGTGTCAGTGGTCAAGTCTTGCGATACCGCTTCAATTGCTGACTGTCCACGGCGTGCGGCTTCGTGGTAGGCGGCATTTACTTTGCGGTAGGTGTCTCCACCAATGTGCATAGCGGCAAGATATTCTCCCGCTGATGGCATTTTAAATTCACGCTTTGCTTCAGCAAAAACAACTGGGGAAGTTGGGATTGCGGCTTCTACTGGGGTTGCTTCGTTCATGTTTTCTGTCTCCTGTTGAGTAACTTCTAATTGAATAATATCTTTTTCTTCGTCTTCGTGTGGGATGGTTTCGGTTTCTGTTTCTGGTTCTGTGGCCGCTACATCGGTTATGACTGCACCCGAAAACGCTGGGCGTCCAGTGACCAAACTGAGTTCAATCCAATCGGCGGCCTGAACAATCATTGTGCCATCGTCTGAAATCTTGAATTTGGTTGGGTTAACACCAACGGAAACTGAGTCAATTACTCCGTCAAGTGCCAAGGTAAGGGCTTCCTCGCCAAGTGCGGTTTTGCTAATTCGTGCAGTAAAAAGCATTCCTTCACTTGTGGACACTCTTTCAGAAATTAAGCCCACGGCCTGCTCACTGTTGTGATTGAGATAAATTTTTGGTGCTTTGCCATCGGTTGGCAAACTGCCTTCCTCAAAAATAACTTTTGTTCCATCGCTCACAGTTGCGGCGACACCATAAGGGACTGCAATACCCGAAACGGAACGGCTAGGCATTCCCTCAATGGCGGCGGCGTCCAGAGTTAAATCTGTTGAAATTAATTTAAGCATGATTCTTTTTTACTCCATATTTGGGTTCATTGTTGGCATTGTTTCTTCAGGCATTTTTTCATATTCGCTTTCCTCTATGCCATCCACGATTTCGCTCAGGTATTCGTCAACATCAAATTTGACGCAAGTTCCGTGAGGAAGAATTGAATTCATGCTCATGGTTTGTTCAATAACTGACATATATGAACGGGCCGCAAAAACATACAAGTCCTGGCGCGCGCCCTGGTTGCTTTGGTAACTGTATGAACCGACTGAGTTTCCATTCAAGAAAAACGGGATGTTGCACATACGGGCCGCTTCCTTGGATTGGAATTCGGCTGCTTCGGATAGCAACATTTTTGAGGCGTCAACATCGGTTGGTTGCCATTCAACAAACTGGTTGATTGCGGCAATTTGATTAGATTTTCTTGCTTGCTCAAATGATTGTGCAAGTTCGGAAAGTTCCTGTCCCGATAGCGGTTCGCCTGAAGTCTGGCGCAAAACGCCCGCGGGCAGGGCTGAACTGGAATTCCTGAGGCGCGCGTCTTCTAGAGCAAGTGATGTTGCAATGACTTGTGGTGATTGGTAAATGATTCCTTGGTTTGCACCGATAATTTGCACAACATCTTCTGTTGGTATTTGTGCGCCTTGAAAATAGATTTCGTTTGATTTACCGAAAGCAAACACTGGGCCTGTCATGTCAAGTGTGTTAATCATTGCGGCAGGTAGTCGCGTAAACGATGCAGGCATTCCGTCACTAGTCCTGCTACTCACCCAGAGGAAAGCCCGTCCAAAAAAGAATAAGTCATCAAAAACCCAACTCCAGAAGGTGGCGGCCGTGAGTTGTGGGTCAGGTTGTGCAATCCATGAACGCGGCGCGATTGGTTCTTCAATCATTTCGCCTTCTGTTTCATCCCAGCGTTTGCGATACATTTTCATTGGCGTGTTGCCAATTACTGATGCGATTAGGTCACGCGCGCGGTTGATTGTTGGAACACGCATTGCGCGGTTGCGCAAATCACCTTGGATGTACGAATAGTATTCACCAATTGATTGTGCACCTGAGCCGTTACCCGTGTAATGAGTGCCGCCAGCGGCCGCGGTGATTGGTGTTTCTTGCGGCGAAATTGCCGCCTTTGTCACCTTGGTTTTAAAAATCGCCATGTTTTAGTGTCCCATAGTTATCGGTTTTTTGGTGGCATTGGGCCGCGGACTCATCCAATCCCGACAAAAGGTAAGAAACAGCCCAACGCCACTATGCACATTAGCGAGTTGAAAACGCAATGATGGGTTTCCCAACTATGGTTGGTCGGCTGGCCATTGCGGCAGTCCACACCATGCAACGGGCCAAAGATATTTCGCCTGGGCTTCTAGCCGATGATAAAGCGATAGAGGATTCCGCTTTTACGGCCACGGCGCGTTGCACATGTTCACTTAATTGTTTTGAACCATCGTGAACCAGCATCCCTTCAAAAATCATGTTTTTTACGCCCGCTGTGTAACGCACAATTTCGCCGTAACCAACTGTTTGAGTTCGCCCGTCATATTGGGTTGGCCAATGGATTTCAATGCTTGGCGATATAAGAAATTTGACTGAGGTTTCCGCAACTTTTGCTACTTCGGCCAACATTTCGCTATAAGTATCAGCAACAAAGCACACCGTTACTGCAACGCGTTTGTCAGGTAATTGGACGGTACGCACCCCGAAATATCGGGAATCGTCTAATGAAACTTCTATGCCTAAATAGCCGCCATCAGGGATTGTTTCTTTATATTCCAACTGTGGCCATATCCCTGGGGGAATCCAGCCCTGGTCTGATGCCACCCAAAGGTTGCATGATGCACGCAAAAACTCCGCGCGGTTCGGGTTCATGGATTCGCTTCGCAAAGTATCCATTGAAATTGTGAAACCAAGACTGGGGTTTCCTTGCGCCCAGGTGCTTTCTAGGTTTACATCCAGCGATGGGTCAGGTGACCATTCCGCCAGGTAAAAGGTAGAGGTTTCGCCTTTGTCAATTGCACGCAAACCCTGTTCCCGCCATCTTTTAAAAACGGTGCTGGATTCTGTGCCCGCTGTTGACCACATTGACAATAAAGGGGAACGCCTAGCGCGTTGTGACGGAATCAAACCACCGTCAATTGCGTCACCAATGTCCCAGATTTCATCTGCCACGATGAGGTCATTACTAGTGCCGTGGCCAACATTGGGTTTAGCGGCGCGCACTATCCACCGTGAACCATCAGGCATTTGAACAGCATTCCGCCCGTAAGCCTTCGTAAGTTTCGCCCCAAAACGAACCTCAAGCACATCAGCCAAAAAATCAAACAAAGTAACCGCCAAGTCAAGACGGTTAGCCGTAGTCAACACCATTTGTTTTTGTCCCCGTATTTTCGGCATCTCAGTTAGCCACCAACCAACCAACGCCGCAAGGGCCGTGCTCTTTCCGTTCTGCCGCGCCGTAGAAACCAAAGAAACACGATTCAACAAATCACCATTTTCGTCATAAGCCAACTGGCCATTCAAACAATGCAATTGCCAAGGCATCAAATCAATCTCTAAATGCTGTTTTGCCCACACCCCCACCTCTGCCCCAAATGAACCAGCCGCGTCATGGGCAGGGCTTTCCAATCTCGGACAGTCCTGGCCAGTTCCGTTTGCTTCTGGCTGGTTCGCTTCGGATAGAGGAAAGCGAGGGGCTCGGGGGATGTCAATCGGCAGTAAAAAAGCGTTTTGCTTTTCTGAATTCAAGTTTTTGTCGGTTTGTTGTTGCATGGCTTTTGCTCGTGCACTTTTTGTTTGTGCGTTTCTTTTATTTTTTAGTATTGCGCCTCTTCGTGAGTTGCAGGGTTTACACGATGGGACAAGGTTGTTTTCTATGCCTCCTCCGTCTACATGAGCGATGAGGTGGTCTGCTTCTGTTGCTACTCCTCCACACCAATGACATTGTGGGTTTTCTTGTAGTAGCAAGCGTCTTGCTTTTGCATATTCTTTATTGTTTGTTGTGCTTTGTCGTGGCATCTCACGCGCCTTCGGCTTGTGCTAGCGCGCCCCCTGGGGGGCTTGCTGGCAGGGCATGGGCTGTGTTTGTGGTCGGGTTCATGTTATTGGCTTTCGGTTGTTGTGGTGTGTGTTGTGAAT